CTCAACATTCGAGGAGGATGACCCATAAGGTAGATCACTGTTGATCTGCCCCTGCAGTCGATATTGTAATGGCTCGAATCTGCTTAACCTCTGACATGATATCAGTCATCATAATATTCGTGCAAACGGTTTAAAATATGTTGGATATTATTATCGATGAATGTCTCATTCATCGTCCACATACCTAAGGGACTGCGCATTCTTTCGTTTACAGTCTCTTTAGTTAAACGAGTCTGGTACACATATTTAAAGCCTAGCATCCCCTCATCATCGTTTATGTTGTACATCGGAGAGTCTGCCATTTCCATTTTAGTTAATGGCATCTTCTTACAACTAATAACAGTAGAGAAGAAACTCTCTATACCTTGGCTCATGAGAGAACCTTTAACTTTTACTAAGGTCTCATTTACCATTTCAGACTCGTTATATATGTCTGAAGTATGAGCTAAGAAGATAATATTACGTGTAGATTTAGCTACATCCTGTGCCATCATATTCTTCATGAACTGAGCATACTTACCCCATGCCTGCATGGTGTTAGACGCTGTCAGTACCTTTGTACTCTCATACATATCCATCAGATAAGTTAAACTATCGATGATGATGGTATGGATTTTAGCTGTATCGTACTCAATTCCGCCAATGGTAATAGATTCTTCAGACTCTACTGCATTAATGATCATAGGTACGTGATCAGGATCAGTAACTGTGTACTGAATGAAGCTAGTCTTAAAAGGTAGCTTCTTATTATTCTCACAGTTCAGATAGATTACTCCATCAGGGTCATCAATATTCTGCAAGCTTGCAGATTTACCGGCAGCAGACTTGCCACCAATTAATACTAAATTGTTGTTCATCATTTTCCTTTACGTTGTAGTTTTGAGCTTAGTGCTGCATTAACTTGGTTCTTCAATTCTGCTTCAGGTAGTGGTACTTCTAGTTTCTCGTTAAACGAAGACAAGAGACCTTCGACTTCACTCATATCTGCGCCAGTATCGATATATATGCATCCTAAGCGGTATAGCATACTGGAACGATTTCCCATCTCTGTATTAGCTAAGAACCAACGTTCCATATTGGAAATGGCTCCAGCATCAATAACAGACTTGTTGTAGTCATCTGATTTCTTAGTTTGAGGAATGAATAATGTAGCATCTACAAGTTCACCTTTGTTGTACTTATAACTATCTGAGTGAGATAGCCATTTCCGTGCAATATCTTTAGTTTGAGTATCGATATCGAACGGTAACCAAGTGAATACATTACTCATGAAAGCAGTATAGTCAGCTGCATCTAATTTTAAGTAATGACTTAATGGTAGGATGATACGGAATCTATTTTTCTCATCAGTGTGCCTCTTAGTAGTAGCAAACAAATATGTGTACTTCTCCAACAATGTTGCAGCAGTATCCATCTGTATAGAGCCATCTAGATCTAAGATTAGTAAGTCAAATCCGGGTATTGCATTATCACCTTTACGGTATCCATCTACGAATGCATGAGCTGTATAGTGATAGCCCGTATTACATACTAGTTGGTGGAGATCCTCAAATTTGGCAGTATCTGGTTTATACCCTTCAGTGATGTGGTCACTATAGGCCACATGGATCTTATTAAGATTGGTTTTCTTTAGTGCCTCACCAGAAAAGAACTCGATACCATCTGTTTCGGATCTCCTGATAACAATGTTATTTTTGTAACCATAGGCAATAGCTAAGTTGATCAGATCTTTCTTCTGACCTTCACTACCCTTATAGAAGGGTAGATCCTCAACTAAATCTACCTGAGTTACCTCAGTACCAACATCTGCAATATACTCAGCTAAGCGGATATAAGCACCCTTCTTAGTCATGACTCTAGTGAAGTGTTCACCTGAGTCTTCAACTAACTGAATTGCAGCCTCTAAGTGATCTTTCTCGATCTCTTGGCAGTTGTCTGCAAATGCGTACGCACCAGCTAGCTTTAGAGCTTTATAGTAGCGATGAGATAGTTCTGCCTTTAGTACCTCTTGATGAGATTTCAGAGCAAAGGCTTTCTCTTCACAACTAGTTTTATAAGTTAACAGTAGAATTGAGTTCTCTCTGTTAATGTGGAGTAGTCGATTGAAGTTACTTCCATCAGCTAGTCTACGGATATGTTCACTGATTTTTTCAATAATCAGATCCTGATTAGGATCTACTAACTTATCGAACTGTTCTTCTGGAGTAAGATGGGTAAGGGTACTGTGACTACTCTCATAACCAAACAGGAGTCTTCGAGCATATCCTGTTTCCAGCATAGTCTTGAAATCTTCTTCTGTCTTACCGCCATCCAGTAATTTAGTTGGTGTACCAAACAGCATTAGATTAGTAGGAGTTCTGCCATCAATGTCAGTATTACGCTTGTTTTCAGTAGTACTCTTAACTAGCTTTTGCTTAACCTTACCTACATCGTAAAGCTCTAGAAATGTGTTTAGCATTTCCAGATTACCAAGTAAGTTACTGCCAACCTCATCCATCTCTAGATTCATAGATCCAGCATTAGCTAGTAGTAGCTTATGTCGCATCTGTTTAGTAGCTGGTGCAGTACCTGAGTCAAAACTAAACAACAGTTCACCCGCAGAATCGAACTCTTTAGTCAGTTTTTCTTTATAGTGGTCTACATCGAGGATTCCTTTAACAGCAGCCTGATTAGCTAATTTGATAATGTTAAGTTCTGCTTGATGTGGGAACACACCTTCTAAAAATCTAGTCTTAAATTGGTTGATGATCAGCTCTTCAATGATGTTGGTAGAGTAACCTTTACCTGTACCTGAAGGCATGAGATTGAGAGCGTAGGTATTCACAGGAATAACACCACGATCTTGAGTCTCAATATTCGTACGCATCATGGAAGCTACTTTACTTAGATAGTAAGCAGTCAAGATACGAAAGAAGTGTCTATTAGGTGACTGAGTCTTAGCTACAAGAATATCAACAATATCTTCAGATAATTTAAAGTATGTGGACATATTAGATCTCTAAAGTTTCTTTATATTTTTTCAAGTTTTTGAAGTAAGTACTGGGATTCTTAGTCTTGTTGTACTTATCGTTTGCATAGTCAGCTAGATCTGCATAAGTTTTTATATCAAATAGCTGCTGCTCATACACGCGTAACAGATGCTGTAACTGTTTTACAGTTAACCGTGATACATCATGTAGTTTGCGTTTAGCATTCCCATTTGGTGCTCTAACAAGTTTGGATTTCTGCACAACAGGTGCAGGTAAAGGTTTTGGTAGCAAAAAGCTAAATAGTTTAAGCAGGAATTTCATATCTCTCCTCTATAAAGTTAAACGTCCATCTGCGATGAGTAACTTAGCTTGATCACAGATATCTATTACGTCACAGTACCTACAAGCTTTCGCCTCTCCTCGTACAGTCTTAACAACACCTACGTTGCCATCATCTGCCATACGCTGATTAGCTTCCTCTAAGGTAGTGAAGTTCTTTGTAGCTCGTGTACCGTTAGGATTCTTGAAGTACTTGTACTTCGTCTCAGATTCCCATAGATCTTCTGAACTACATAAAGGCAATGCGTCTTGAGGCACATCTGCCAGTTCTTTTAGAGTATGAAGTTTATTAACAATATACTCTTCTGTTTTTTCTAATGACCACAGTGGATATGATTTAGTCATTACCCGTTTCTGTGGGTAGCTCGAATCTCGTAGAGCATTAGCTGATGACCAATCAGTAAAGATATACTGGATATCCATGTGATCTTCAGTAATACGATCAGATGCTAGCCATCGGTAGATACTGCCCTGTTGAGCGTACTTAGCAGCATTACTGTCGTAGATGTATGTCCATACAGAAGTGCTCTTATAATCCGATAGACGGCCATCTAGTACTAAGTCGTATTTACCTGAGATAATGATGTCACCTACTTCCTTCTCATGACGTTGTTCTACGTACACTGGGATATCATCAGGCTTAAGTTCACCATCTTCAGGATTGATGTTTACTCGTGGAATAATGGATGACATGTTCAATGCTTTGAGAGCATTAACAACATTTTCTGGATCTGTCCAAGCTTGTTCTGCAACAGCATGAATAGCACTACCCATACGAGAACTAACTAAGCCAGAAATATCAATACTCTTATCTGCATCACGATTCTGGTACGCCAGTACAAGTTGACGAATTGGTTTGATCAGTGAAGTAGCACTAATGACGTTGGTTCTACCATCGTAATCGTAGTCGTCGTGTATTAACCACACTGCTAAAGCTAGTGAGATGTCTTCATTATTGGTGTATCTATAAGCCATTTAAAACTCCTGTTATTTCCTCTATAGAGGCCCTGTTCTTTAGTTCAGTGATATCAGCCCACGATCTACCGATTTCTAATCCACTCAGCATAGGAACATCATCTGACTGAATGAGCGGATGCTCATTCCATTCCATCTCCTCAATGAGAACATCATTAAGAAACTTAACAGTCTCTGGATTGTCTTTAACTAAGAAGTAAGCAGCATCATGGATCATGTTGATCGGGAGGATCTCTGTATGGAGCTTAGCTTCCTCAATCCTCCGATTCGTAGCAATTACTGATCGGTTAAGTAGCATTCCCCATGACTGAGTCACTGCATTATTAGCACTCCGTACCTCAGCTACCGCTGGATAAGGAGTTTTACCGCTATTCATTACAGACTTCTGAATGATAGGTGTAGCAATCTTAAGTCCGAATGCACAGTTCATATAACCGTGCTCAATAGCAAATTCTTTGTTTCGTTCTGCAAACTCATCAGATACTTTGTAGAGTTCATGGTAGCTGTTCTCAATCTGGATAGCTTCATCCATAGGGATACCAGCATTTTTGTGCAATGTGTAAGCAGTACCTCCATATTGTAAGGCGAAGGTAGGCGCTTTAGATTTTTGTCTAAGAGCGCCCTCCTTTTCTTCAATTGAGTTAATTACACCTACTATATATTCTTTTTTTGTTATTACTTTTTTCATAGTTTT